TATAATTAAATAGGAAAGATATTTGGTAATTTTTCCTGCAAAAAACACATACTATTATAGGGAAGATTTTTGATAAATTTTACTCTGAAAAGTACACAATATATTAGAGGTAAATATGAAAAAAATTAAACACACTAAAATACCAAATGAAATTGCAAATATACTTTTACACGCATTGGGAGATTTACAAACTGGTTGTGAGGAAGAAATGAGTGTAACCATTCTTGAACAAAGACGATATGCAGCAAGACTATTTAAAAAATCAGAAAAAGCAAGAGATTGGGTATATGATAATTTAAGAAAAGATTTTAAAATTAAATCGGTATAGGAGAAATAAATTGACAAGAGAATGCAGCAGACACATCTTTATCTTTAAATGGCTGATCCACTCTTTCTACGATCTTATCAACTAGCTGATTGCAGGTTTCCCAATCTTCAATCTCTCTGCCAATTTGTGCATTATAAAAGCACAGATTGGTATTTGGTTGAATGTTCAGGAAACATACAACAGCTACAATTTTAAACATTATTTTTTCTTTTTGCCTTTTTTGGTAACTTTTTTAGCTTTAACCATTTTGCCAAACATCATTTTACCATCTTTTTTCTTACTTCTTTTTTTCATTCCTCTTGCCATGAATATCTCCGTATTGTTGTCTTACAAGAACTGTGTCAGCAAAATAATCATCTGACCAATGTTCATAGTAGTTTGTTTTTCTTAAAGATGAACTGCCATCTTCAAGCTTTTGATAGCTCTGTATCAAAACCATATAAAAATCATTGTCTGGCTCAAAGTCATCGCTTTCTAAAAAATCTATTTCTTCATCGTCAGGATAACTGGCAATCAAGTAAACATCTTCTTTTACAAAAACTTTATTAAGAGCATGAACGTAGTTATTTAGATCATCTGCCGTAATATACATATCATCACAAGCAACAATCACTACATCATAATTACCAAAGCTCTGACATTCGCTTACAACCTTGTTTAAAAAATCTTTACCTTGTTTGACTTCAATTACTTTGAGTTTATTATCCTCACGAGTTTTTTTTGCAAACGGACATACTGGCAAGTTACCAAGATTTACATTTGGCTTTTCAATAAAATCTTTTGACCAAGTAAGTATATCTTGTGTTATTGTTCGCTTCACCTAAATCGTCTTGTTTTTTTAGCAATCCTTTTTGGTTGTTTTGAATGTTGTTTCCCTCGCTTCATATCTCTACGTTTAGCTCTAGTAGTAGAAGCATATTCGGAAGCTGTCATAGATTTTATTGCCTTTTCAGGTAAATATCGTTCACCTGTCTTTGAACTTGGCTTACCAGACTTTGTTCTCCACTTTTGCTTTGTCCAGTTTTTAAGACTTCTTTGACTTTTTTTTAGAGCCATTCTTTTTTTTCTTTCCTAATTTTTTCAAATCTGCTGCTGTAATCTTTCCATAAGGAGCTGCTACGTCAATTTTCTTTTGTTTTTTTGTTAATCTTCTAGGCATTAGTTTTTATATCCTCCTCCTGCTGCACGATATTCTTTTGCTAAAAGTTGTGCCTTACGACCACTCCATTGTCCTTTTTTTCCCCCACGAGTACCTGCCATAATTTTATTAAATAATCTTTTTCTTAGTGCAGGTTTTGTGTAATTACCTGCTTCATTTACTCTTGATTTAGTTTTCTTTTTCATATCCACTCATCTTGTTTGTACGGAGAATGTTTGCAATCAAAACACATCCACTTATCACCAATACTAAGAATTAGATCAATTGGATCGCATTCTTTACATTGACGATTTCTTTTTTTTATATCCATCATTTTATCACCATTAGATAATTCTAAAGGTTTTTTATCAGGAAATAACTCGTAATACTTTTCAGCTCTTTTTCTTCGCTTTATTTCGCTTGGAGATAGCTTTGGCTTTCTTTCTGGCATCTGCTGAACTAGAAGCTCCCCATTTGCGTAAGCTTAATAACTTACGGCTAGGAACTTTCTTTCCATCTTTCATTACATAGTCTGCACCTTTACTTGCACCCATCCTTGCTAGGAAACTTGCTCGTCTAGGATTATCACCAGACTTTACAGGTGGTTTTAAGTTCAGACCTTCTTTTCTTTTAAAGTACCTACGACCTGCTGCTGTCAAACCACCAGTTTTACTTTTATGTTCTTTCCTCATTTTTTCTTAAACTTCATAAGTTTATCGACTCCTCGATACCCTATGGCGGAACTCAATCCTGCAAAAAGTAGCCACATATACCACTCAGGAAGCGACTCTAAAACGGCAAAACCAGTTTTGATGTGTTCAACGGCAGGAGGATAAAATGCAAATAAACAAGGCAACAATAAAATAGCCAATACTATTTCATCTTTATAAGAATTTTCTAAATTCTTTTGTGCTTGGTTTTCCCACTTTATTTTTCCTTCAGCCATATCTTTTTTGTGTTTGATTTCAGCTTCAACTTCTTTAACTTTTAATTCTTGCTTGGCAGCTTTGTGCTTTGCAAAATTTTTTACTGAATCACCAACTACTCCAAGTAATGGCTTTGCTAATACTTGCCAGACCATATTTAAAATATGCTGTTAAAAATAATTAAAATAATAATCACTCCAACTCCCATAAGGAATAGTTGTACTGATCTTTTTAATCCTGTCCAAAAATCTACAAATTTAGTCCACATATTATTTTCCTCTCATTACATCCGCTAGTGCTTTTGCACGATTGGGTGTTTGTTGATGCCAACGACTTTGTAATAATTCATCGGCACATTTATCCCACGCATGATCTTTTGCATGAGCTAAAGCATTTTTAAATTTTGAAACTCCATTTACTCCAAGCTGGAAACACATTTCCACGAACACACCAAATTTTTCATCTGGTAAATTCATATCTTGGCAAAGTCTTGTTGCACCTTCTAATGCAGTTTTAAAATCCTTTTCATAAAGCATCATAATAAATTCATCATCATACTCTTTGTTTACATCTATTTTAT